CGCGTCAATATGTCGCGCAAGTTGTGATCGCGCGTTTCTCGGCCACTGATTGAGAATCGTCCTGGTTGAACGAGCTCAGCTGGTATTCCTGAAGATACGTGATCACCTTGATCTTCGAATTCGGTGATCTGAACGCGCACGTTCGTTTGTTCGCCAGCCTCATTGCCTCCGGCTCCAGTTGTTTCGCTAGCAATTGTCATGTGTTTGCCAACGACAGTCCCATGCTTCATCATCGCGTGTTGCGTGTACTGCCAACGTGGGCCTTTATAGCCGCACGGGCACTGTATGAGCGGTTCCTCACCCGCGATTCGATGCTTCGTCTGGTGCATCCACCATTCGCGCCATGTTTCGAAACGCGAGAATCGGTTCATCTTATCGCAGAAATTGCAATAAATTCCGCGTTTCGGTGCTTCCGCTACTTCTTGCATCACCTCCTCACTTGCTTGAGGAGTTGTGGGCAATTGCTGGCCCGTCGAGAACGCTTGTCCATCCACGCTATCGACGTTTGAAAGAGCGCAGGAGATGCCTGCACCACAGCCGTGGCTAACGACTTGCTCTTCCGACAGGAGACTTGTTCGAGTACTTTCTGCCATAATGAGGGGGGGGAGTTGGGCTTGTTTTACTTCCATGCGCCGCGTATCGAAGGCGACTCGTACGAACTCGTCCTCAGTGAGGTACTTCATTCGTTCGCCGCGAATGTAGCCTTCCCAGCTCAAAAAGTTGGGACGCACGCGAAGAGCGCGCGCGGCTTCTTTGTACAATGCGATGTTCTCGTTGTACTTATCCTTTCCGCACAGAGCAAGCTCGTGCAGTGAGGTTTCAAGGTTGGTTGCTGTCAGTTCGTGGATGTTCTCAGTTCCACGAACCCAATTCGTCATCTCAAAGATAGTCTGTTCGCACAAAGGTGCGAGATAACGCTTCTCCTGGTGATCGAATTTGAATGCGCGTTTGAGAAAACGCACTTCTCCTATCGTCCGAAAGGCTATAGCGCCTTCTTGCTTCGACTCGTCCGTGTAGGTCATTCCAATTTCCGCAAAAGCTTCCGTGAGGTTTTCCATCGTCAGAATGTCC